CGTTCTCGTAGGCGTCAGCCATAAAGCCATCGCCCGCTGGCGAGGTGAAGAAGCCCATCTTCGAAGCCGCCGTGCGGGCCGCGACAAGCTCGGCCTCGCGATAACCATGCAGCATCTTTAGCGCCGAGATGGCAGCAGTCGTCCACGGGACGCCACGGGTCTGCGATGCCCGCTCAGAGCGATAGATGTGCATGATCTCGGCAGCGGGGATGCGAACACGCTTATTGCCAGCGGAGACCGAGACATATTCGTAATCGCCCGGATGGCGCGTCATAACGTGATAGGCGACCGGGCGTTTGTATTGGTCGATCTCCACCCCCATGCGGATTTCGTTGCCGTTCCGCCATTTGTCGTTGAGCTTGTCGTCAACCCGATCAGGCTCAATGATCTCAATGGCAATGCCAAACCGCAGGAAATTGCCCTTCACGATCCGCAGGAAAACCTCACCATCGCGGGCCATGCCCGTGACGATGTGGTTCTCTAGGTCGATCATCGACATCCGGCCATCGACCGTGATGTTGCCGTAGCGGCAGAACTCGGCCCACGCATCCTCAATGATCTGGCTCCCAGCAATATCCTGCGAGCGATCTGGGTTTACAGCGCGAACCTGAAGGCGAAAGCCGTTCTCACCGACGACATTGGTGCGTAGCAAATGCAGATAGCGGCGGAAATATTCATTGTTCCGCTCAAGATCGCGAGAGCGATTGCGAAGCTGCTCAAGCGCCTGACGGATCTCGGAGTCGGCGCTGCCCGACCCACCAAATGCGTCAGCAAACAGTCTACTCGTGCTTGCGGCGGCATATTTGCGGAAAACAGTCTGGCGCGGCTTCTTCTTGGGGCGGAATACGTCAAAAAGACCCATCAGATGAACCTCACCTTGATCGTTGAGCCATTGGACTTGCCGCGCTTAATTAGCTCGCGGTTATTATGCACAACGATCTCTGCTTTGTATCGGTCGCGGGCGTCCATCAGTTCAGCGAAGGTCATCTTCGTCAGAGAACGGCCAGCGATGCTATAGCTGCCAACATCGCTGTCGGCCTTGCCCTCAAGGATGCTGTTGATCTTGTCCAGCATGATCTCCGCGTGGATGCGAGGATCAGCTTGGTTGTCATCCATATCGGCGCGAGCGCGGAAATCACCAATATCGACAACAATGCGGTTGCCAGAAGATGTTTCCGTGATCTCAAGCTGCCAGTGGTATAGACCCGGAACAAAATCGGCAGATGTCGCGCTCAACACGGTGAAGAGATAGTAATCTGCGCTTCCTTCAGTGCCAGCCAGCTTGATTTCGTTGGAACCGCCGCCAGAGATGCGGGCGACATATTCTGCGCTGTGCGTGGCAGTTGGGTAATCAGCGACTAGATCGCTGCGCTTCCACTGGATGAAATCACCGACGACGAAATCGCGTGGCTCACCTTCAGGGGCATTTGCAGCGTCGAAAAGATTTGCCATCACTTGTATCCGTGAACGAATGAGTTTCTCGTCGGCACGACATGACGCCGCACTGGAGCGGCACCCTTGGGCGATGATACCTTATTTTGTGCCTGCTTGTAAACAACCTCCAGATTTACGTTGAGAAGTCCCAACGCGGCGGTTGCATAGACCCTGCAATCGAGTGCTTCGTTGCGCGTCCTGATCTTTACCCATTCCCTTCGCGGTCGGCCTTTGTGGTAGCGGATAACCTTCTTTTCCGCTGTCAACATCATATAGTATTCCGGCGACCTTCCGCTAGGGAAATGACAATACCCCTCGCCCTCGTCGGTGATCTTTAGGCGGGAATAGACAAGTTCCTTGGCCGTATCGACGCCGACCGGGAACAGATTGATCTTGCCAATGTTGTTTTTGCTCGGCCTGCCAACGACAGGCTTGCCCTCGCCGCCGATACCTTTGATGGCAAACACACGCCGCCCAGCATTGATCCTCGCATAGTTGTAGACCTGCTGCGTATAGTGACCGCCACTGTCGATGCAGGTCGCTCTGATCGCCATTTCGCCTTGCGTTTCATGCGGCCAAGATCGCTTGAGCGCCTCGTCAAGTTGCATCCAAAGCTCTGCCGTCGATGGGTCGCCATAGAGTGTGCGGTAATCCAGAGACCAGCTTTCTTCGCCGCGACCCCAACCGACGACCTCCACCTCAAGGCGGTCGTCCTGAACGTCAACGCCAGCGGTAATGAGCAGGACATCGCTGGGCAGCTCATCACCCCAGTCTTCTGCCCGTTGCATCAGGTCATGGTCGTCAACTTGCTCGCCCTGATCTTCCCAAGTCTCGCCAAGGAATGTATTGACCCAAGTTCTGAGCCGCATTGGGTCGCGTTTCGAGGCAAGGAAATCGGAAACAGCCGACGAGAGCGGCGTCCAGGGCGAATAAATCCCGTTCAGGAAGAAACCAGTGATGCCAGTATGCTCGGCGGTCGCCCGCCATTCGCCTTTCTTCACGGCGTTATACCTGTCGGCATCATCCCAGATTGAGCCGCAATGCTCGCAAAAGTAGCCTGCGGTTGATGGATCGTCGTGATCCCAGCGGACATTTTCCCAGCGCAAGGTCTGATATTCGCCGCAATCCTTGCAGGGGACGAAATAATGCCGCTGGTCGGTCTCTTTGAACGCGGCTTCAATTCGGCTTTCCCCACGAGTTGTCGGAGTGCTGACCATGATGATCTTGCGGTTCCAGAATGTCATGGACCGCCGCTTTGCCAGTTCGACAGGATCGCCCTCCGTGCCAGCCGAAATCGGGTATCTGTCAACTTCGTCGCAAAGCACAATCCTGATCGGGCGGGACGCAAGGCCAGCAGGAGAGTTCGCGCCAGCGATGCTGATATGACCGCCGGGGAATAGCTTATGCAGGACCGTGTTGCCGCTGTCTCGCGTTCTGGGATCGGCAATCAGGTCGGAGATACCTGTGGTATCCCTGACCATCGGAGCCAGTCTTTCTTGCGACCACGACTTAGCCATCTCTAGCGTTGGTTGGACGACAAGAATTGGCGATGGGTCTTGCTGGATGTGGTATCCGCAAATGTTATTGATGATCTCGGTCTTGCCGACCTGTGCAGATGTCATAAATACGACCTGCTCAATTCTCGGATCGCTGACAGCATCCATCATGCCGCGCTGATACTCGGCGCGACTGGTTGACCATCTGCCCGGCTCGGCAGATGCTTCCGGTGATAGCCGTCGAAATTCGTCAGCCCATTCAGAGATCGTCAGATCGGGCGGCGGGGCCAACGCTCTGAGCGTCTTTTCCGTCACCATCTTGATCGTCGGATGCCCTGAGAGGGTTAACAACTTCGACTCGCATCTCTGAGAGTTCCGCGAGCGCTTCATTGACCTTCTCTTTCAATACTTGCTTGGCCTCTGCCAATGTAGATGCCGCTTGCGCATCCGCCGCCGCCGTAGTCGGTATGGCGAGCAACTTGGCCCTCATATTTGACACCACCTCAATCCATGCCCGCTCAACATCGACCGCCGGAATGAGCGCGTTCGCCATCTGCTCGCGTTCCATCTCGGCCATGTCAGCCTTGGCCTTGGTTAGGCGGGCGCGGTGGGTTGCATAATCATCTCCGCCAGCTTGGGCATCGCCCTTGATGGCCCGCTCCCGCAGGTAGTGGATGTAACCCCTGACGACAGGCACAAGCTCATAGCGCCCGCGTTCTTTTCGAGGGATCACGCCCATGTTGACCAGTTGCGCCACCCGTTGCGGCGTTAGGTCAAGCAGTTTGCAGATCGTATCGAGGGGGAAGGTTTGAGCGTTTGACACTACGCGGCCTCTATGGTTGCCGCTGCCCAGCGCAGCTTCTTAGAGGTCCGCAGCGCGGCGCGGCGCTCTGCTCCATCTCGGAAAACAGTTCTCGACGCTGCCTCATCCTTCAGGATCAAGTCAAGCAGGCGCTGCACAATGTCGGCTTCCTCTTTCTGAAGTATGATCTGGATCATGAAGCCACTCTCGCATCTTTGAGTTCATCGTATGTCTGCCCTGTGGCTTCTAACGCCGCATTCTGGCCCGTGAAGTCCTGCCAGCGCTTTATGACAACATCGCAATACTTGGGGTCGAGTTCCATTAGTCTAGCATTGCGACCGTTTTTTTCCGCCGCGATCATCGTCGTTCCAGAGCCGCCAAATAGGTCCATAACGATACCGCCAGCATTTGATGCGTGACCTATAGCGTTTTCAACAAGTTCAACAGGCTTCATTGTGGGATGAAGATCGCTCGATTTTGGGCGAGGAAAATCCCAAACATTTGTCAGCTTCCTATCATTAATGAATGCCGAACCTGACTTTGACCATCCAAACCAACATGGCTCATACTTATTCTGATACTTTCCGCGACCAAGCGTAAATTGATCTTTGTTCCACACAATGGTCGTGGAGCAGTGCATTGCCTCATCACATTGGGTGAACATGATCCGCCCGTCCGGCCCCGGAGGTCCGAATACATAAACACAACCGTCACAAAACGCCACAATGCAAGCAACAAAAGAAGCGCAGAAATCCTTGAAATCGGCACCGCTCATGTTGTCATTTTCAATAGACCTTTGCTTAAATTTTGGATGTTTTATATTTCCGTAATCAATATTATAAGGCGGATCGGTGAAAACCATATCAGCCTTTTTCCCATCCATCAGCTTCTCCACTGCGTCAATGCTGGTGCTATCTCCACACATCAGCCTGTGGCGACCAAGCAACCACACATCGCCCTCAACCGTGACAGGCTGCTCTGGCGCTTCTGGAACCGCATCCTCATCGACCAGCCCCTCGGCCACCGCTTCCGCCAGCAAAGAGGCGAGTTCGTCATCGTCAAAACCTGTCAGCGATAGGTCGAAGTCCTCATCGCGCAGGTTACGCAATTCAAGCGCCAGCATCTCGTCATCCCAGCCCGCATTTAGCGCGAGCTTGTTATCCGCAATGACATAGGCCCGCTTCTGCGCCTCGGTGAGATAGGCCAGACGCAGGCATGGCACCTCTTTCATTCCAAGTCGTTGCGCGGCCATCGTCCTGCCATGCCCAGCAATGATGACGCCATCACCATCGACCAAGACTGGGTTGGTAAACCCAAACTCCTTGATGGAACCCATGATTTGCTGGACTTGCTCGTCACTATGAGTGCGCGAGTTTCGCGCATATGGGATCAGTTTTTCGGTTTCTAGGTATTCGATCTGCTGCTTCATTTTCTTCCTTTCGTTTATAATAAAGCGCCGATTTTCATTCTGTCGCTGAAAATAAAAAAGGGTCCGAATTACC